CTGGGATATAATACTTGTCTTCTTTGAGTTCCTTGTAACGAGCAGATTCAGCGTTGATAGATACGCCGATTCGATGTTTGAGAAGATGGATGTGGCTCGCAATGTCGGTTGTGACTAGAAAGTGCAGTGAGCTCTTTTCGAAGGGCGTTTCATGCCCATTTTCTGCCAGCATCTTGAGAAGCTTTGGGATTCTGTTCTTTTTATCTTCTGTAAGGTCTCTAGACGTTGATGTCCACGCCGAAAGAGCGTGTGATTCATCTGACCCGTAGAAACCGATTAATTCAACTTTGTTCGGTTGAGGAGGCATGTCGCATATATTACTATACGCCATCTACAATTTATAACATCACACGTTGTAGATGAATGCTAACATGTGTTTCTCAATGACTTCTTTTATGTCTTTTTCCATTTCTTCTAAAGATGCATTAGCTCTACCCAAAAGTTCTCGTTGGGTTCTTGGATCAGTTGCTTTTTGTTGAACATACCTAACCAAATGTCTTTTCATTTCTTCAGCACAATTTGAAGCTGCATTAGAAGTAACGAAATCAGGAATACCACGCGCATATTCTTCTCGAACAAGTCGACGAAGATCTTTAACCGATAATCGTGATAACGTTTGATTTTCTTTTTTCATCATTCCTGACCCGAAAAAACGCCAGCAGCCATCACTGATATTTCATTAACGTATTTTTGTAAAGCAGTGACAATATCGGAAACACATTCTTGTTGAGCTAATGTCATAGAATCTTCGTCAAAACCTGCGAGCATTTCATAAACAGTACCTGCGTCGTCGCCGGCTGAAAGAAGACCATGACTCTTGAGAATGGAAGCAACATGCTTCAATACTTCATCATCAAAGCCGACCATACAAGAAGAAGCCATGTCACTAGCAGTTTGTTCAAGAGCAGAAAAAGCCGCATCGCCAGAAAGATCTTGTTCTAGAGGCGATGAATCTTCAAAAAGATTTCTTTCGCTGAGTATAGAATTACGCTTTAAAGAATCGGCTGCGACCCAACCTTCCTTTAGATTGCGCATCTCTTCTCTTATGATTTGTTCGATTCTTTCTTGTTGAAGCTGCTTTAGTTTCATAATAATCTCCAGTTCATAACTATTCGTTACAATTTAAAAATTCAGCATTTGCTCCATCCGCAAGATGCACACGTCACGCATCCTTCTTTGTAAATTAATCCTTCAATTCCACACGACGGACATGTCTTGTCAGACTGTGACTTTGTCCCATCTGGAATATACGTCTTTAGAACCCTAGAGATTGCCTTAGAAAAAGACTGGAGACCACTGTGCTTGTCCTTCTGCAATTGTTCGACTGTATATTGTACCGGCACACCGTGTCGTAGCGCTAGAGAAAGAGTTCTCGTCATTGCTCCGTGGTTTGGATTTGAGAATAGCTCAACAACGTCTTTGAAAACCAAAGAATCGTCGTCGCCAATCGGAATTTGCAGATTGTACGTCGCGACGCCGTCCTTCTTGCCATTCTTGATGAGTAAACCAGTCTTCGCCTTCCTCGGCACCTCAACGTGATGAGACAGACCACAGAAGATCTCGTAAGGCTTATCTTCCAACCTTCCAACAAGAACCAGATAGCTCTCGTTGTCACTACCTGACCGGACATTAATTCTGTGAATATCACAGGTTAATTCCTTAGGTCGTTTTGGCGCGTGGCTTTCTACCAAGGTCTCCGGTTGACCAGACGCATCTACCTTCTTCTCATCCGGCTTCGTCTCGGCCACAAGGACGCCGGTTCGGCAACCATCACGGTACACTGTGAATCCCTTGCACCCAGACTCCCAAGCAGACATATAAACATCTGCAACAACTTCTCGTGAAACATCGTTAGGAAGGTTACAGGTTTTGCTTATCGCATGACATACCCAACGCTGAGCAACCGACTGTAATTTTACAGAATTCTTCCAGTTGACGTCGTTGGCAGTGCCACCATGGTAAGGTGACTCGGTTACATCTGCCTCTGTCTTATGGTTAACTTCCATCCATTTTTTGAATGCGTGGTGGTAAACAGTGTATTCCTGCCACTTGTCACCGAGCGGATCCACAAAGTCGACACGGACTGATGGATCATCACCATTGACCTTCTTGCGGCGTTTGTAGAACAACATGAATGCCGGTTCGATGCCGGAAGTTGTTTGTGTGAGGACTGAGACAGAGCCCGCCGGAGCTGTAGTGGTCAAAGCAATGTTGCGACGACCGTGCTTCTTGTAGGCCTTGACAAGGTTGGGTTCGGCTTCGAGGATCTGTTGGATGAATGGGTGTTTTTCCTCAAGTTCGTGAGAGAAGACAGGGAAAGCTCCACGTTCCTCGGCCAGCTTGATCGTAGACTTATAAGCCGAAAGACAAATAGCCTTGTAAATAGTTTCAGTCATTTCAATGGCCAAGTTGGTTCCATAAACAAATCCCATTGCCGCGATGGTGTCACCAATAGCAGTGACTCCTAGACCCGTACGACGACCACCAGATGTAGCTGTCTTAATCTTTTGCCATAAATTGATTTCGGCAGATTTGACGAAGTCAGATTCAGGATCGTTTTTAATCTTTTCTATAATCTTGTCGACTGCCTCGATCTCTAGATCGACAAGGTCGTCCATCAATCTTTGTGCCTTTTGAACAGTTTCCTTGAATCTATCGTTGTCAAAAGCAGCTGCAGATGTAAAAGGATTTTTTACGAATTTATAGACATTAACGAGAAGCAACCTACAAGAATCGTAAGGACTAAGAACGAGCTCGGCGCAAGGATTTGTTGAAACATTTCCATAACCTACAGACGCATAAGCTTCGGTCGGAGTTCGACGTTTTACTGTGTCCCAGAAAAGTAAACCAGGTTCTGCTGACGTCCACGCTGCATCGATGATTTGATCCCAGATTTGCTTGGCCTTGACTTGCTTGGTGACCTTGGCCTGTTCAAGTGGCACATCCACAGGCCATTGCAATGTAAAATCTGCATCATCCTTGACCGCCTGCATGAACTCATCAGTGAGACGAATTGAGATATTCGCTCCTGTCACCTTTTTCAAATCGCGCTTAATGTTGATGAAAGTCTCAATTTCTGGGTGGACAACTGATATAGTCTGCATCAGAGCTCCACGCCTTCCGCCTTGCGCGACCTCGCGGCAAGTGTTTGAAAATCTTTCCATAAAGACGCTGATTCCATCTGTGGTGCCAGCCGCATTTGCGGTGTTCATTCCCTTCGGACGAATCGTAGAAATATCGAAACCGACGCCACCGCGGCGCTTCATGATTTGAGCTTGTTCTTGATCTGCAAATAAGATACCTCCATATGAATCTTCCGGTGAAGATATCACAAAGCAGTTTGAAAGTGATTGTAGCTTATAGTCATTGCCGATTGCTGACATCGGTGAACCTTGGGGAACGACAGGTCCAAGGCCTCGTGATTCTTTAGCCAGCTCCTCAAGACACATCACAGCTCTTTTTGAGATATCGATGTGCTCAACATCTGCTAAAAGACAGAAGATTTCTTTTTCGGACATGGGATTGGGATACTTCGCTTCGATGCGAGCAAATTCTCGAGCTAACCTCAAGTGCATATCGGTCGGTGTAGACTCAAGCAAAGAACCATCCGGTGTTCGTAAAGCGTACTTGTCGACGAAAACGCTCGCCGCCAATTCGTCGCCATTAAAATACTTCAATGATGCCGTAAAGGCCTCGTCGCGAGTAAATGTATCCATGTATTTCTCCAGATAACAACAAACGGTTAGATAACTATAACTCAATGTCCCGCTGACGTGATCAAAGTTTGCTCACCGTCGCGAGGTTCTTTCTTTTGACTTGGAAACTCATTTTTGAGTTCTCGCCATTTTGCGCGCAATGCTTGTTTCTGCGCCGCCTCGTCGTCTAACTTGGTTTCTTCCATCGAACCGGCTTGGCCTGCAATCTCAAACTTGCTACGTGCCGTATCGATTTTAATTGGAAACACAAGACCATCTCGACCAGCTCGATTCTTCGCGATGAAGAGTCGACCCCATCCAGTCGCTTTCTCATGAGACTTCCTGGAAATCGACAAGACGACGTCTGCAACCATTGCTTTGCCGTAAGCCTCGGACATATTGCTAAGATCAACGACGTCTGCGTTAGATCCTTCCTTGTTAGACTGCGAGGCAGTCCAAATCGGGATGCCCTTCTCGGAAGCAAAACCTCTCAACTCTTCGTAGATCAATTTTAGCTCATGGCGAAGCGAGTCGAATTGTCGAGTCGAACGCATGATATCGGCATAGTCGATAATGATCACATCAGGAATAAAACCTTTGACGTCCAGTCGCTCAATGTGTGACCGTATTGTATAGATAGACGCAGTATTTGTTGGAAACTCCTTAATGATGAGTCGACCCAGCTTCATGTCGGTATATTTCGCCATGATCTCATCCTTGCGATCGATAACTTCGTTAGACTCCATATCACAGAGGTTAGAGTCGTATCTGACACCGACCGCAGTCTCTGAGAGCTCGAAAGTGTAGTGTAGGACGTTCTTGCCTTGCTTCAAAGCGTTGGCTCCGAGCATCGTGAGGAAGTGTGACTTACCTACGCCTGTGGCCGCGACGACGACGCCAATTTCGCCAGCACCCAGGCCGCCATTGAATATCTCTTTGCGATCCAACTCGTCGAGGCCGGTGGCGACGCAGTTACGTTGTAGCCTCGTGAACCTCGCCTCAAAGTCAGTAAAAAAGTCGTGACCAAGGGCCGGCGCCGTACCGACGAGGACAGCCTTACGAATCTCTTCGACGATTGACTCGTACTTCTCTGCCTGCATCTGATCGACTGCGTTCTCCAGCGCAGCCTTGAGGGCCTGCTTTCGGCAGAAGTCAAGGGATTTTTCGCGAACAAATTGTAAATCTCCTGGATCGGGGTTTGCCTTCATCCTCTGGAGATATTCAATAATTTGATCTCTTAAGATCGTATCTGTCCCAACTTTAAGATCATCTCGTATAATCGTGACGAGAAGCTGAAGTGTTGGAAAAACTTTGTACTTTTTTGAATATGAAAAATAACGATCTGCAAGAAACTGTAAGTACTTCAACTCGAAGTAAGAAGATTCAAATACTTCCATCATCTGTTCTGCAAACTTTGCGTCAGATAGCAAAGCTTGCATAATCTTTTCTTGAAAAGATTTACCGTACGTACCGAACGTAACTTTCGTATTCATTTTGTTTTCATTATCTAACATCGTGTTCGTTCTCTCGTTGTTTTGACGATCCAAGTCCGTCTACACATCTAAAAGCGTAAAAAAAAGTTTCGGTATCGAAATCATTGATACCTTCTTTTACTAGGGCCTTGATAAGGCCGATTCTATCTATACGAGGACTGAATGTATCGATGACGTGTTGTACTCTAGATATCTGGTCTCCTGACAACATACTACCGTCAAGATGCACGAGACGCCAATTCCTCTTAAGGTCATGTTCACTCTCCAAAACACGTCGATAAATACTCGATTCGGAAGAGTGAGCCTGGCAAAAATCAACTATCTCTTGCAAAAGAATCTCTACGTCGTTTCCCAACATCGGAAATTTTGTAGCAGCAGTTTTGAAACCTATACCTTTGATTCCTGGTACATTATCTCCTACATCACCGCACAGCGCTTTCGCCAAAGCAAAATTGTGAGTTTTTATTCTGTATTCTTCAAAAATATCTTCTGCGGTGAGTATCAGTTTTTTGTGAAGAGAATATATTTTGGTTTTATCATCCAATAATTGATACATGTCCTTGTCAGAAGAAACGATAACTTTATCTTCGTTTCTAAAAGGTCCTTCACATAAAAAGGCGACGACGTCATCTCCTTCGCAATCCGAAACATAAATTTGACAGACAGGAACCGATTTCAACATATTAAGCAATGAAACTAATTGATGCTTTTTGTTTTCTTCTGACTCAGGAATATCCTCTCCATAAAATCTATTCAACTTCTGCGCTTTACGTCCCATCTTATATTGAGGATATAATTGTCGACGACGTTGTGATCCACCACCTTCCCACGCTATATAAACACCTCTCGGTTGAATTTCCATGATAATTCTACCAAGCGTCTTCATAAACCCAACGCAACCACCCATTTGATAACCATGGGCAGACATCGTTGGATAAGCGGCCCAAGATCTAATAAAAAGATTAGCACCGTCTACGATCAGTATTGGTCGATCAGTCATTAAACACCAGTACTTCCAAGCCCACCTTCTCCACGAACAGTCGTTTCAATTAATTCTGCTTTTTGGAAGATAGCTTGAAAAATTGGGAAAAATAAAAGTTGTGCAATCCTATCGCCTTTTTTAACAATAAACTCTGACTGGCTTGAGTTGTGAAGAATTACCTTTATCTCCCCGCGGTAATCACAATTATGAATCAAAGAACCATTGCAAAAAAAGTTGTGATTATTTTCAACTGTTAGATCGTAACAACGTTTTTTGTCTGTTTCAATTTTTTGAATTTTCAAAAATTTCATAAATTTCTTTTATTACAAATTTTGCTTCATCTACTGACCAACATAATCTATAAGATGCTGAATTTTCAATCGCCCAAATTTCTGCAGACAATATCGTGGTCAAAAGCTATTTGATCTGTTTCAGTGATATCTCTTGCTTTTTTTGGACCGTTAGCCGTATAAACAATAGTTCCAGGAGTTACAGATAATTTTTGTCCGTTCTCTAAAGTAAAAACAATAACATCTTTAACCCCTACGTCAACGATAGCCGTTACAATATCTTTTTCAATTTCTAGAGTAGATTCATTGAAAGAAAAAATAG